TGACATTGATGGTTATATGTGTTATTTTTTTAATGAAAATAAACATAATAACAATGAAAATTAATGAAGAAAGGCAAAAGTGTAAAGTTGAATTTATACAATCCTATTAAATCAGTCTATGGAACAGTTGATTCCAAAAACCTAAAATCTGTATATATTAACATCCAATCTTGGATTACACCGAAATATGACACTGAAAATTGGAATCGTATTGTCGGTAATTTAAACAGAGAAATAAAACATTCTGTATTCAATTCAATCAATCAAAAAATTTTCCAAGAAAAAAGTATTGTTGATTTAGATTTAAGAACAAGCGGAATATCCCATGGAAAAAAATCTTTTTTCAACTTAGAGGTGAATCTTTTTACAATATCAGAATTAGATTTCAAATCAAATGAAATCAAAGATTCAGTAAAACAAATCGTACGAAACATTTTTAAGAACAACATTGTAGAAAACAAACATTTTGAATTTTCAATTTCTAAAAAAGACAATAAAGAATAAACTTATCAATACCGTATATTTATCATAAAAGATTAGATGAAAAATTTAAGAATTTTAGAGGCTAGCGAGATTGGTCATGGTATACTAATTGAAATGGATGCTGGTCATGTATCCCCAAAAGATAGACTTAATGCCGACATTTTAAAAGAAGCTGCAAATATGGATTATAGAAATCCATTTGAATTTTATGCGGTTTTACAAAAATACGATACTCCAAATAGAAATGGTAGATTTTATCCTGAAAGGATTTTGAAAAGAGAAGCTGAAAATTATAAGAAAGCAATTGCTAAAGGTTTATCTACTTCAGAATTAAATCACCCTGAATCTTCTTTAATTGACTTAGATAGAGTATCTCACATTATTACTGATATATGGTGGGATAAAAATATTTTGATGGGTAAACTTAAATTGTTAACATCACCAGGATTTCATGAAAGAGGTATTGTGTCAACTAAAGGTGACCAAGCGGCTAACTTAATGAGACAAGGTGTTACGATGGGTGTCTCCTCAAGAGGAGTTGGTTCCTTAAAAAAGGTTGGAGAAAGAAATGAAGTTCAAGATGATTTTGAATTAATTTGTTTTGACTTAGTATCATCACCATCAACACCAGGTGCTTATTTATTTTCTAATCCTGATGATAGAAACAAGTACGAGGAGAATTTAGAAGAAGAAACAAAATATAAACAACAACAACAATCCCAATCAGGTTCAATGGATAAGTCACTTGACTTAATGAAAAAATTAAACGATTTTTTGGGAAAATAATATTATGGACGAAAAATTTTTTGTAGCAAAAATTCAGTATGATTTACCTGATGAAAATTCTGGTAAAATCAAAAAAATTAGAGAAGAGAAACTTGTTAAAGGTTTTTCAGTGACAGACGTGGAAGCTAAAGTCACAAAAAGATATGAGGGCTTTACTCACGATTGGAGAATAACCTCAGTTTCGGAAAGTAAAATTGACGAAGTAATTGAATAAAGTGGTCTTGTACCACTTTTTTTTATTTAAGAACATATTTATAGTAAATTAAAAAATATGTTATTCAATTGCTCAATACAAATATCAGGTATAGGTTCAAATAAATTAGTCAGCGGAAATACTTGGAGTAGTTGTGCTGCATACCTTGAAGGGACTGGCGATGTTATCAGTTCTATCAATATTCAAAAACAAAATTTTATTGGTAATAACACATCATCAAATGAGTCTTATAATTTAACTTTAAAGGATAACGTTACAAGTACAACGTCATCATATATAATCTATGATACTTATGATAATGTTATTTCTTGGGTGAATTCTCAAACAGGAAAAACTTTACAAAACTTACAATATCAAAATAGAGTATTTGTTCAAATATAAAAAATCAACTTTTTTATGTTTTGACACTATTTATTAGTTAAATAATTAAATATTTTCATGCAAGAAACTAAAAAAAATCCAGTTGAAGAGGCACTTATTCAAATGAAAAATGTTGAAGAAGCTATCGCCGAAAATGCAAAAGGAATACTTGCTTCTACTATGAAGGAAGAAATCAATCAATTAGTAAAAGAATCTCTTTCTGAACAAGATGAGGTTGACTTAGATGCTGAAATTGACGTAGATGACGCAGAAGATGATGTAGACACAGAAATGGATACAGACATTGATGTTGAAGATGACGTTGATTTAGACGCAGATAATGTGGATGATATGGACATTGATATGGACATGGATTCCGAAGAAACTCCAATAGATTTAACAGACGCTTCTGACGAAGAAATTCTTAAGGTGTTCAAGGCTATGGGTGAAGAAGATGGAATCATCGTTAAAAAAGATGGTGAAAACGTTCACTTAACAGACAATGACGCTGACGTAGAATATCTTGTAAAGCTTGGCGAATCAAAGGAAAAATCAAAAACAAAAAAAATGAAAATTAAAGAAAACATGGACTTAAATTTTGATGATTCTAACGATAGTCAAGACGCATCAACTGAAGACGTTATTAACGCAATCTTCGGTGGTGGAGAAATGGAAGAAACTGAAGACATGGAAGAAGAGTATGGTAGTAAAAAGCACGAGTTCAAAAGACGTGGCGGTCACAAAATGGGTGACGTTGACGGACACTACAAAGACTATGAAATGGATGAAGAAGAAGACATGGATGAAGTTGTCTATGAAATTGAATTCAACGAATCTGATGACGAAGAATTAGATGAATCTGACGAAATGGAAATGGATGAGTCTGATGAAATGGAAATGGATGAGTCTGATGAAATGGAAATGGATGAGTCTGAAGAAATGGAAATGGACGAGTCTGAAGAAATGGAAATGGATGAGTCTGACGATGAAGACGATTTGGAGGAATCTTACAACCCACAATATGTTGGAGAGGGAAAAAAATTAGCAGTTAAAAAACCTAAAGGTGTTGGTCTTGGTCATGGTCCTAAATTCTCTTACAAATCATCTGGTAAAGGTGGTTTTAAAGATGATAAAAAAGAAGGTCCTAAAACAATGGGAACTGGAAAGGCTAAGTTTGAATACAAGAAGGGAGCAAATATGGAAGGAAAATCAAAAGTTGTTAAGAAGGCAGAAACTAAAGAAGCTGCAAGAACTTATGGTAATGGTTCAAAAGAAGGTAGAGGTTTAAGAAAAGGTATCACTAATAACAGAAACTATGTTTATAGTAATAGTGGTGTAAAAGTAGAATCTCTTGAAGCTGAAGTAAAAATGTTAAGAGAAAAGAATGAAGAATATAGAAAAGCATTAAATGTTTTCAGAGAAAAACTTAATGAAGTTGCTATATTCAACTCAAACTTAGCTTACGCAACAAGATTGTTTACAGAACATTCAACAACTAAAAAAGAGAAAATCAATATCTTGAGAAGATTTGACGATGTTGAAACTCTTAAAGAATCTAAAAATCTTTACAAGTCATTAAAAGATGAGTTAGGAAAAACAGAAACTAAAACAGTTAATGAATCAGTTGAGAAAACAATTAATAACACAATGTCTTCAGGTTCAGCAACAACTTTAATTGAATCAAAAACGTACGAAAATCCACAATTCTTAAGAATGAAGGATTTGATGACAAAAATAAAATAAAAACAAAACAAATACTAAAATGGGAGCATTATTAGAATCAGGTCTTGTTGGTAACATCGGTCTTAAGCACCTTAAAGTTATCAAAGAAGATACAATCAACAAATGGGACAAATTAGGCTTTTTAGAAGGTCTTAAAGGTCACATGAGAGAAAACGTAGCTCAACTTTACGAAAACCAAGCATCATTTTTAATCAATGAAGCATCATCTACATCTGATACAGGTGCATTTGAAACTGTGGTTTTCCCAATTGTTAGACGTGTATTCTCTAAATTATTAGCAAACGATATCGTTTCAGTACAAGCAATGAACTTACCAATCGGTAAATTATTCTACTTTGTACCTAACATTCAATCTTACGAAACAGGTGGTCTTGAAAGTAGTTCTCAAGGTACGCATTACGCACCTTACGGAGCACCAAATGGTCCAGATTCACCAAACGCTGGATATGATTATAATACAGGTAGAGACCTTTACGATAGATTTTACGAAGGTAACGAACCAGCATTAGACCCTCCAGGTTTATATGATTATTCTAAAGGACAATTTAGCTCTATTACATCTGCGGT